AGTCTGCCAAACTCAAGAAATCAGGGCACAACAAGTTTGCAAATTACTACTATTTTGAACTTGGTGACTTTGTAATTCCAGCTTTGGAAATATTCAAGTTGCATGGTCTTACATCGGTCATTAGCTTTGGCAAAGAAGAAGCCAAGATGACCATTGTGAACACTGATAAACCAGAAGAAACAATCGTTATCACAAGTCCCATGTCCTCAGCGGCTCTCAAAGGTTGCCATGAGGTGCAAAACCTTGGTGCGGTGCAAACCTATCTGCGCCGCTATCTCTGGGTTGCTGCCCTTGAAATCGTTGAGCATGATGCCTTGGATGCAACGACAGGCCAAGTCAGCACAATGAACGCCAATGCCCTTGCTGACCACTTGGCATCTATTGATGCTTGCGAGTCACTAGAAAGCCTCCAAAAGGCATTTAAACAGGCCATAGATGCCGCTGGTGGTGATACCAATGCCAAAACAAAGATCATTGCCGCCAAGGACGCAAAGAAAGGGGCTTTGAAATGAGTGAAGAAATCAAACAAGGCACAGAAGAATGGAAGATGCTCCGCTTGGGCAAGGTGACTGCAAGCCGTGTTAAGGACATTATTGCCAAAACACAAAAAGGCTACTCAACTAGTCGTGATAAATACTTGACCCAGTTGTTGCTTGAGCGTCTGACTGGCACTGTAGCAGAATCATATTCAGATGCCGCTATGCAGTGGGGCGTAGAGCAAGAGCCTTATGCCAGAGCCGCTTATGAGGCCAAAAAAGGTGTTTTTGTGGATCAAGTGGCATTTGTAAATCATCCAACGATTGAGCAATCTGGGGCATCTCCAGATGGTTTAGTGGGCGAGGGATTGGTAGAGTTGAAAGCGCCCATGAGCCATACGCACCTAGAAAGCCTTTTGGGTGGTCTTGACGATCAGTACAAGGTGCAAGTTCAGTGGCAAATGGCCTGTACAGGCGCTAAGTGGACAGATTTATGTTCATTTGATCCCAGGTTTCCAGCAGAATTGCAGTTGGTCATTAAGCGTTTTGAGCGTGATGATGCCTACATTGCAACGCTAGAAAAAGAGGTCATTAAATTCTTAACAGAACTTGATGACAAAGTTAAAAAAGTAAATGATTTGAAAGGCTAATATGGATACTTCTAAAAAAGATAACAGTGGGGTTTTGTTTCGCAATGACAAGAAGGACAAAGAAACTTCTCCCGACTATAAAGGAAACATTACTGTTGCTGGTGTGGAATACTGGCTCTCAGCTTGGATCAAAGAGGGCAAGAGTGGCAAGTTTATGGGCTTGGCAGTCAATCCCAAAGACTCTCAGCCGCCAGCGTCTAATCCACGCAAGGCAAAAGACATTGATGACTCAGAAATTCCCTTTTGATAAACCTCACGGGGCTTCGGCCCCAACTTAACAGGAGTTGACATGACAAAGTTAGACAAAATCTGGTTTGATAGCATGGTAGAAAAGTTCTTTGGAACACCAGCATTCAAACTCTCTCGCAAAGAAGACCCTGCCACTTCTCACCAAGCAGCGCAAGCGGTTGACACAACAAAGATGGAATCCCTGGTTTATGAAACCATTGCCGCCTATGGGCCAGAGGGTTGCATCTCAGATGATGTGCTTGCCAAGCTGCCATTCCTGCCCTATTCCTCTGTCACAGCCCGTTACAAGGCACTGCTCGACAAAGGTTTCATTGAGATCATTGGAACGCGCAAGGGCATCTCTGGGCGACTTCAAAGGGTCATGCGGAAGCGTTAATCCACTAAAGTGGAAGGTAGGGTAAATACCTATTCCAATGTCTGTCAGACAAGGCAGAATTGGCGCATGAACCAACAACAAACAACCCGTTTAAATGCTTTCTGGCAGGATGTAGAGGCTCACAAGGCTCTCAATCCATCCATGCCAGAACAAGCCCTTGTAATCCTCAAATCTGTGGCTTTGGATGCTCTCCTTGCCGCACAAGACATTGAATTGATAGGAGTTGATGATGAGAACAATTGATTTTGTGCCTTTTAATTGGGATGACCCTGACTTCAATCCAGAGATTGACCGCATCGAGGTTGATTATGAATGGCATGAAGGCGATTCATCTGTGGGTCTTTTGGCAATGTGTGAAAAGACTGTGAAGTGGATGCGCTTTAATCTGCAAATCAAGGACATTACTGATGAATTGTCTTATGCTGATTTGGCATATCTGAAGCATGAAATCAACGAGAACGACAAAAAAGCATTTGATGATGATTGAGAAGATTGACACATACACAGTTCAGCAGCCTGGGGTCATGGATGACAGGATCAGGGTCAACAGTGGTGTTGCCTATCGTTGCACCATCTGTGGGCTGATCTGGACTGATGAAGCCAAAGCAATCAAGCATGAGGAAGCCCAACATGAAAACTGAAGAAGACGAGGCATTTGAGGAATTGGCAAAGCGCCAGGGTGATTGGGGTCTTCAAGGGTCACGCAAGCACCAAATCATGCGTTATGCAGAAAACATGGAGCGCAACCAAGTACTTGAAGAAGTCGCTAATGAATTGGAAACAAGGTTTACAGGGCCATTTGGCAGGGACACAGTGGCATCGTTTGCCGCATTTGTAAGAGGGATGAAGAAATGACACCATTGATTAAAGAAATGGTCAAAATGGTTTCTGTTGAAAACTTTGACCCAACACAGATGCAATGGTTTGATGTGACTGGCGCAATCAAAACGCATATTGGCGCAGACCCCAAACGCTATCTACTGCATCCAGCCCCATACAAAAACATGATGCTTTGTTGTCGTATCGCACAAGGCGATTTCATGTTGTCGGTTCTTGCAAATCCTGACGCAACCATAGTCACCGGCTGGATATTAAAGCCAACTGAATACAAAGCGCTTGGTTCTTTTTTGTTTGCTGAACATAACGGAGAACCAAAAGTTGGCCCTGTTGATAAGCCAATTGACCCCATAGACCAACGCATAATGATTGGCATTGTGGCTATGTTTTACGCATCGCTGGACACCAAAGTTGAGTCATATATGCCAACAGCAAAAGACACATTTACTAACCGCAGAAAAATCAAAGAAGGTAAACGACCAACATACGACTGGCACACAGTTGTTATTGAGCCACCAAAGACTAAACAAGAACATCAAGGCGGCACACACGCAAGCCCTCGCAGACACCAAGCAAGGGGTCATTGGCGCACTTATAAGTCAGGCAAGCGTGGATGGGTAAAAGAGTGTTGGAAGGGGGATGCAACAAAGGGAACAGTATTTAAAGATTATGAAATAGGAGAACAAGCATGACTTGGCCTTTCCCACAACACCCGCTACCACCATACAGGGAACCAAAAAACCCTGTGCCCAAGTACCCAACAGACACAGAGGAAGCGCCGTTATGACTCAAGAAGAAATCGACATACTGTGGCAACAGGCTATGCGAGAGTCAGTCAAGGATGGTGAGACTTTTACCCGCTACCACTTTGCCAAGATGGTGGCAGATAAAGTTAGCCGTGAGTTGGGGCTTAACTACGAGGATCAAGAAACGATTGAAATTGAATACCGATTAAAAGCGCAAGAAGATGATGTTGAAAATACTTTGCATTGGCACGCTCTGAATTACCGCACAGCCTTAACAGAAAACGCGCAAGAAATGTTTGAAGCCCTTGAAAACTATGTGCGTGAAAAAATAAATGAAAACAATCAAGAGCGTAAAAAATTGGTTGGGCTGACAGTTGAAGAAATAAAAGAATGCAAATTTCAATCTGTTAACGGCACTGGTTGGTCTACCGACATTGACATTGACCAATTGGCAAAGAATATTGAATCCGCACTCAAGCAAAAGAACGGCTACGCCGAGGAAAAAAACACATGACACAAGATGAAATCATCAAAGAGTCAGAAAAAGTAAGTGATCTTTACAGCAAATATAAGGTTGTTCAAGGAGATGAAACCATGCGGTTTACTGCTGAATCTTATAAGCTATTTGTGGAATGGTCACAGGCTTGCATTGCTTTGCAAAACAAAATGAGACAACATCATGCCCAGACCTCAGAGTGAATTAACTTCAGTCTCCAAAACCATCAGTGCAAGGCTTGCCCCTGCTTACTACGCTGAATGGAAGCGTTTGGGAGGTGTTGCTTGGTTGCGCCAATACCTCTTGCAAAGCATCAAGAACCGAGAACAGCAAAAGCCTCGTTAGTGTGCTTAATCCTGTCATCTAGGCCAATAGTCCCGCCATTGATCTTCTTTGTCAATCCAACCCAATCAGCAGCTTCTGCCAAGCGATTACAGTCGTGTGTTGACCAGAACCATCCAGCAGTCAGTGCCGCATACTTGGGCGTGGCAACAAGGTCAGGCTCCATCACAAAGTCTACTCCCAGGGCTTGTCCAGCATGGAAATAATTGGCGTGGCCCGTCAATTGGATGCAACCACGGCCTCTGAAGCGATACCCGTCACCAGATGCCTCATCCCTGTTGCCCATGCGTGAGGAATACACCTTGTTGGCAATCTTCTTGGGATTCTTGGCATATTGGTTGGCAATCTCAAGTGTTGGGAACCTTGTTTTCCATAGTTTCATCAAGGTTTCAGCCCGATAGTTGAGGTTTTCTTCCAAGATGCGGAAGTTACCGCATTCATGTCCACATTGACCGATAAAAGCCGCTTGTTGGCGCTTTGTAGAGATGTTAAAGGTGTTAAATGTCTCATTTAGAGCATCCACCCATTCAGGGCCAATATGAAGTTTCTTGAGTTGTTCAGCGTTTACCATTGATTATCTCCATTGCTTTCTCGTATGCAGAGATACACGCATTCAATTGGGCCGTGTTTCTGTCGCCTTGGGCGATGATTTCTGCGATTGCGGCAAGGGTTGCTCTGTCGGAGTCAGAAGTTTCAGGAACCTGTCTGTCAGGTTCACTTCTTGTTTTTTGGCTATCTCCGCTGGGAGTGGGGGCATTTGGGGTGGTTTGTATACAACTTGGGGTTTGGAGGCGCAACCGACCATCCCTAATAGCACGATCCAAAGAAGACTGTTTCTGACTAATGACATTGTTTGCCTCCAAAAGTTTGGTTGATTGTTCGTTCAGTTGTTGGGAGAGTTGACGCTCCTTCTCCCTAGATTGCTCGTTTTTCCTGGCAATCTCTGCTTGCATCTCGCCATCCCTGGCAATCCAGCCCTTGTGGTGACCCCAAAAGTAGGCAGATGTGCAGACAGTAATAGCCCCCAAAATCATCCAAGGATTAGGAATCATCATGCCAGTGCCGCCTCTCTCCTTGCCTGGGCGATCTCCTCACGCACAGAATCAGGTTCTAAGTGGTTTGGCGGGGTTGTAGGGGGCGGTGGAGGTGTCCAAGTCTCATCCAAGGGAGGATTGACCCAAACAGGCATGGCATTGGACTGCACAACAGGGATAGAAGGGCTTACAGGGGCGCTAGAAGGGGCTTCAGAGGGCTTAGAAGGGCTTGGAGAGCCAGCAATCGTCTGAGTGACAGCGCCAACAGCCCTTTTGCCCACAATACCGCCTATTCCACCTACGATTAGCAAAACTATATCGTTGAGCATCTTGGTGTAGGCTTGGTCAATCGGGGCCATTGACTTGATCGGCTGAACAACAAAAGTCACCGAATAAAGCAGGAAT